CGCCAGCGTGCCCACTTCATCCGTGACATCGAAATAGAAAACTTTATTGTATAACCCCTAAAAACGTTTTTAGACATGGAAAAAATGACTAAGACACAGATTCAGGAGCGTCAGCTCGCAATCTGGAACGAGATGGACAACATGGAGCGTCAGTCTCGTGAAGCCAACAACGGCGAAATCAAGTTCACCGACGCAGAGGCACAGAAGTACGATGCCCTCGTCCGTGAGAGTGCAGGACTTTCCGCTCGCGCCAAGGCAATGGCCAGCGACGCTGAGTTGAAGAACATCCGCTCCAACGAGGAGAAGGGTGCCAAACTGCGTGAGTTGCTGCAGAACTGCGTGAAGAAGCGTGAGAACGCCACCACCATCCTGGCCAACGCTATCACCGAAGGCACCGACAAGAACGAGAACGCCAACCTGAAGGCAGGCGGTCTGATTCCCGTGACCATCCGCGACATCATCGACACCAAGGTGACAGGCATTGAACTGCCAGACTCTCTCCGTCTCGTCACCGGCGTGACCGGCACCGAGATCATCCCTTACAGTACCAACGACGTTGAGTTCTCAGTCAACGGTGAGGTGCAGAAGGTAGGCGAGCAGGCTCTCGACTTTGCTAACATCCAGGCAACGCCCGTCCGCGTAGCCGCTTCGCTGGCAGTCAGCCACCGCGCCATCGACAACGCAGCCTTCGACATCCTGGGCTTCATGACCTTCAAGATGCAGAAGGGCTGGGCTATCTTCCGCGCCCTCCACGTCTATGCCCACGGTTCCTACACCAAGTTGCAGGGCCCGTTCGCCAAGATTGCCGCTGCCGACATCGAGGAACTCGCTCTGGACGAGAACATCGGAAAGAATCTCGCCAAGAAGATTGCCGAGATGTACGACCTGGGCTTCGAGGGCGACCCCGAACTCATCATGGACAAGGTGACGGAGGTAGACCTCGCCTTCACACCGCGCATCCCCGACACTCACGGCGACAAGACCGTCATCGAGGACGGCAAGTGCGTAGGCTACAACTACAAGGTGAGCCCATACGTGGACTACAGCATCGACGCCAACGGCGCAGCCACCAAGGACTTCGCCGGCGAGGGTGCCAGCAGGAAGGCCGTGCGCTACATCGCCATCGGTCACTTCGGCTACCTGTCGGAGGAGCAGCACGGCGAGTTCCGCTTCAACGTGGACGCTACCAGTGCCGAGGTGTTCAACCGCGCAACGGTTGTTATCTCGATGACCACCGACTACTCGCTCACCGAGCTCTCCAGCAAGGTCAACGGCAACACCTCTGAAAAGCCCCAGGCCTTCAAGCTCATCAAGCTCGTCGAGCCTGCATCAAGCTCTGAGATTTAAACACTCTATTTGTGACATCTTCTTCTGGAGATTAGTTCCTCCGGCGGCGGTCACCGATGCAACAGCAACAGGATTTGTATCGCCGCCGGTTCACTAAAACCCGATGGAGAATCTAAGTAATAAGAAAAAGTATAAACCCGACGAAGCACATAGTAACGATGGCAATCGAACTCGACAAACTCTTTTTTAATGCTCTGATGGCGGATGCAGAGCTGGTACAGGCCGTTGGCGGTCGTATAGAATCGACCTGCTTTGAGGTGAGCCCAGATGATAAGGACAATACACAGCTGCCCAACATCATCATCACCGACGACGGACTAACCAACCAGCCCACCACCAAGGACATGACGTGGGAGGCCGACGAGGACAGAGTGCAAGCCAGCGTGGACGTGGCTGCCGAAGACCCCAAACAGGTGAAGCAGCTAATCCGCATGGTGCGCAAGGCCATCACCAACTACATCATGGCTCTCGACGACAAAGGCGAGGAAATTCCCTGTCTGCAATCGGTACAGACCACAGGAGTGGCTTGGGACTGGATGAAGCCCTGTTACCACGATGTCATCAGTTACCAGTGCGACGTTGATAATAAACTATACGACAATGGCAACAATTAAAGGACAAAACCTACGTGTGATGGTAGGCGGCAAGTGCATAGCAATGGCCACAAGCTGCCAGTTCCACATCAGCGCTCAGATGGAGGACAGTTCGACTAAAGACAGTACGGGCGACTTTCAGGAGCAGGAGGTGACTGGCCTCTCATGGGATGCTCAAACTGACTCTCTTGTGACATTGGAAGACAACGGAACCAACGGCGAGCTGCCACAGGACATCCTGTCGCTGATCATCAACAAGACCAAGGTGACGCTGACCTTCGACCAGACGGCAGGCGCTAACAACCGCGTGGGCCAGAACTCGGTCATCAAGAAGACTGGCGAAGCCTACGTGTCGGATGTTCAGATCACCGCACAGAACCGACAGAACTCTACCATGACGGTGCAGTTCACGGGAACCGGAGCACTCTCTTAGTAATATATGTAAACCAAAATCGTCAAGCCCTGCCGCCGCGAAACATCAGCGGCGGGGTTTTTCAAAACCGAAAAAAAGCAGAAAATCATGGCAACTATAAAAGGCGAAAACCTACGTATATTAGTAGGCCCCGACACCGAGCACCTGCAGTGCATTGCCGCAGCCACATCGTGCGTAGTGCATCTGGCGCTTCAGCTCGAAGAGGACACCACAAAGGATGTTGTTGACGACTGGATAAACCGCGAGCCCGTGGCCATCAACTGGGATGTGCAAGCCGATGCACTCATCATCAGCGACGACGACGACGAATACCGTCCAGGTGCCAAGGCTATCGACCAGCTTCAGGTGGGCAGGGTCTACGTCATCCGCTTCAGCCGCACAGCAGGAGCAGCTGGCCAGCAGAACCGTGACGCAGTGGCCGACGCCATGCAACTCACCGGTTCCGCCATCCTCAGCGACCTAAACATCAACGCGCAGAATGCTGATGTGGCCAACGGTCAGGCCAAGTTCACCGGCTCGGGCGACCTGACGCCATACACACCACCAACAGAATAAACATTTTAAATACAAGGAACTATGAAACAGAAGAAGATTGAAATTTGCGGATGCGAGGTAGAGCTGTTCTACTGCGCCGCTACCGAGAATGGTTTTGAACGACTGAGCGGCAAGCTCATCGACGTGTTCCTGCCCGTGCTGGCTAAAAACGACGAGGGCAAGACGGTGATAGCAGGCATGCCACCCGCCACCAACGAGGACTACATGATGCTGGCCATATCGGGCATAGCCGCTGCCGACTCGTTCAACGAGCGCGAGCCGGTAATCACATCGAAGGATATACTCTACAAGGCCACCCCCGCCGAGCGCACGCTGCTGGTCGACACCATTATGGAGCTGCGCAACGAATGGTATGAGATACCCAAGATAGTGAACGACACCATCGAGAAGGAATACGAGGACGAGAAGGCCACCGAAAACGCGCCCGCCGACAACGACGACGAAGAGCCAAAAAACTAATCATCGCTCACGAACGATACATGAAGTTCGTGGGCGAAATAGGCATCTCGCGCCGTGAGTATCTCTACGATCTCGACTACCTCGACATGGTGCAGATAGAGCGAGGCTACGAGCGCCGGCACCGCCACGCATGGAGCATAGGCCGATGGGAGACATTCCACCTGATGGCTGCCTTCTGCGGAGGCGAGAATCTGCAAAAAAGCGGAATACACTCGCCAGTAGACCTGATACGATTCCCCTGGGACTACAAGCCCCACAAAGCAGGCGACGACGAGAGCAACATGCTAACGCCCGCAGTGGTTGAGGATCTGCGCCGCATGATGCGAGAGGATAACGAGCGAAACGGCTTCAAATAAAGGTAAACCCCCGACGCATAGTCGAGGGTTTATTGTATTAATACGATTTTCAGAGATATGCAAATTACCGAACAGATAATCGAGCGCATCAGCCGCAGGGTGTTCAACACCATGTTCTCGCCCGCCCTCCGCCAGAGCAATGTGGTGATTGGCGGCAGTGGCTCATCAGTTAATTGGGCCGATAATGCAGGCCACGCAAACAGTGCCGACACCGCCGCCTCGGCATCGAGCGTGCCCTGGAGCGGAGTAACGAATCAGCCCCACATACCAAGTGTGAGCGCTGCGGTAAATAACAGCACCCTCACCATCACCATCGACGGCACATCGTACAGCCTGACCGATACCAACACATGGCGACCGGTGGTTAACAACCTGTCGAGCACCGACACCGACAAGTCGTTGAGCGCCGCGATGGGTAAGGACCTGTACGGCTTCATCACCACACTTCAGGGATATTTCGATGCCAACGGAAATGCCAAGAGCGCCCTGAAGCTGACCACCGTCAGCAAGACGGCCTGGGGCCAGACCTTCTGGACTTCGGGAGGCGTGCCAACCAGCATCAGCGGCGACATGACCTCAGTGGGCGACATCTCGTTTGCAGCCAGCGGCAAGAAGATTGGCGGATTCCTATACTTCGACACTGCCAACGACCGCATTGGCGTTGGTGTGGACACACCGCTGAGCCCGCTGCATGTGGGAGGCGCAGCCCGCTTTGCGGGAAATGTGTTCCCGACAGACGACTATGCCACCACCGAATACAGCCTCGGACTGAGCGACAAGCGCTGGAGCACAGTGTATGCTAATTATGTGAAACTCTCAGGCACCGCGCCAGCCATCCATTGCGAAAACACGAACGGCAAGGTAGCTCTGTTGGCAGCTACGGATAGAGGTGTATATGATATAACAGGCGATACCTGGCTGATAGCTTGCAACGCCAGCAACACATTTATGCTGAAAGGCAACGTAGGTATCGGCACCACATCGCCATCATACAAGCTCCACGTATCAGGTCAGATATATTGCACGGGCGGATTCACATTCCTTTCTGACGTGCGCAAGAAGAACATCATCGACTACGATGTGAAGCTGAGCGTGGCCGACATAGCAAACGCTCCACTGATACACTACACGCTGAAGGACGATCCCCTGCGTCGCGTCCGTATCGGTTCGATTGCGCAATACTGGGAGAAGGTATTGCCCGAGAGCGTGAATGCCGACAAGGAAGGCACCCTGTCGATGGGCTACGATGTGCAAGCCCACACCGCCGTGGTGGTGCTGGCCCGCAAGGTGTGCGAGCTTATGGAAGAAGTCGAGAATCTGAAAAAGCGTAAAGCATGAGTGTAACCGATAAAATCATAAGTGCGCCTGGAACGGGCACGGATGTGCAAACGGTGCTGAACAATCAGAGCAACGTAGGCTACGACTTGATGACGGACACCAACATCAACAAGTGGGCCAAATACAAACCCGTGCAGCTGAACAATAACATGGTAGACGATCAGCTAAAGAGCGACAAGACATGGCGCGACGACTCAACATGGTGGAAGGCTCAAGACGGCAAATGTGGACTGGCCTACGTCACCAAATCGACCGCCGCAGACGTGAAGACGGCTGTAGATACCAAGCAGACGATATGGAGCTATATACACCCAACAGGCCCTATGCGATGGACCGACTTTATCCAGTACGACCACGATGCCATACCGCCGGTGTTCAACGTGGGCAGCACCAATGCACGACTGAGTGCAGGTTCTACGCTCGACATACTGATAGCCACCTCTACATCAACAGGGTTGAATCTGCGTCTGAGCGACTTCCGCGCATTCGAGAACTATTACTATTCCGTGCTGATATTCGACGCCAACGACAATCTGAAGATGATACACTCTGGCGACAAGCCATTGTCCGACTATACCGACGAGGAGGATGTAGAGATGAGCATCCCCTTCACCAGCGAGCGCGGCGGATATAGCGGAGTGTTTGCCGAAAACGCCACCTACTATATCTATGCCTGTCTGACCGACCGCCAATATTACTGCGCTTATAGCGAGTATGGCGGAGCCAAGATATACATCCCCCTACCATCGGGAGCCGACGACTACGGCATGCCCCCATGCTCATTCCTCGCAAAGGCTTACACCCAGTGGGCAAGCATCAATGCAAGAACAATTGGCACTGGCAGCGTCGTAAACTGGACGGTCGACCTATATGGCGCTGGCACACCATCTGATGCATCGCTCAGCCTGATAGATGCCAATGGCAATGTAGTAAGCACAGGTGGAAGGCAGCAGCTTGTAGAGCTGAACTTCACCAATGGAAATCAGACCAAGAACGGAAGCACATACACCAGTACTGTAGAGCAGGTGCAAGCTGGCGACGGAACCCCAGGCTATCGCATGACAAACAGGTTCCAGACTACATTTAGGATGCCTACATCAAACCCCGAGCTGTATCGCGTGAAGTACGTCAGTCTGAATATCGAAGCCATTGCCGGTATCGGTCACGACATCGATCCCGATGCATAGTACTTAAAAAACGGTGATAACCTTTTTACTATAAAGGCCACTCACCTTTATATTATAAACCCTTTAAATACACTTAAAAAATGATTGATTACAAAGGACAACTGAACATGGGCAACGAGGCCCTGAAGAGTGAGAAAACCATTACCGCCAACGAGGTGCTGCGTACCTGCGACACCAAGGCACTGGCCCGCGAGATTTCGCACCAGAACCCACTTACCCCCGAACAGGTGGCAGCAGCCGTTCTCGAGAACTTCTGCAAGGCAGCAGCCGAGAAGATGGCCGAG